CTCGGACTTATGGGTGAGGCTGGCCCGGAAGCGATCATGCCGCTCCGCCGCCTCCCCAGCGGAAGGCTGGGCGTTGAGGCAGGCGGCGCTGGAACGGGCGTCGTCGTCAACGTGAACGTGGACGCCAAAGGCACCGCCGTCGAAAGCGATCAGAGCAGCGGCCAAGCGCTAGGCGCAGTCGTAGGCGCAGCCGTGCGTGCGGAGATCGTCCAGCAACAGCGCCCAGGCGGACTGCTTGACTCCAGTCGCCGGCGATGACGACATTTACATACACACCCGATTTTCCTGCAGAAGAGCGGTCGCAGCCGCGCATCCGTGGGTACGAGGCAAACGGATTCACGCTCCGCGTCGAAGATGGAATAAACCTTCTCACAGATAAGTGGCCGCTTACATTCTCCGCTCGCAACTCCACCGATCGCACTAATCTGCTGAGCTTCTTCGCTACGCAGAATGGCACAACCCCCTTCACCTGGGTAACGCCCTTCAACGAAACAGCTCAATTTATCTGCACAACCTGGGACTTAACCCTCGACTCGTGCCACCTTACAACAATTTCCGCCGAGTTTCAGCTGGTCTACGTACCAGGACAAACCAACATACCCGTAAGTAATGTACCTTCAACCGCCTTTACATGGATCCCTGACTTCACTACATCAAGAAACTTAGATAGCAAAGCGCGTAGGTCCGAATACGGGGATGGTTACGGACAGTCCATAACTTTTGGCATAAACGCAGAAACAGAGAAGTGGTCACTCGTACTCAATAATCTCACCAATACGGAACGCGATGCCATCCGCGCTTTCTTGCGTGGAGCGGCCCGCACACCCTCATTTGAATGGCAGAACCCCTTAGGCGACACCGGCGACTATATCTGCGATGCCTGGACAACAACCTTTAACAAGTTTAACAACAGTTCGATTCGTGTTGACTTTACACGAGTCTACGGTACGTTCCTTATTTCTTTCGCAGGCTACGCACCAGGCTTCAGCGAAGTCATCTCTTACGACTTTGCAGGTGGCTTCGCTTATCCTTCGGCTCCTGGCATCAATGCAACGATCGAGGCGGACTTTACGGCCGGTATTGCCTCCGCACCAGCGCCCGGTATCAGCGTAATTATCGACGCAGACTTTACCGGGGGTGTAGGTTACACCGATACGCCGTCACCGCCACCTACAGGTGCAGATAGCTCCGCAAGCTTCTGGAGCGACTGGGCCTATTACGATCCCGACATATTCTTGTACGCGCAAGCAGCAGCCGAGACGCCCGTGTACTGGAACAGGTGGCAGTCCTGGACCGAAGACCCTCCGCTGCTGTTTGAGGAGTCGTCCTAGGCCTCGCTACACTGAGCACATAAGCGTCCATCATCTACGCCCTACCCGTTATGGCAGCTCCCAACATCAAATCAGGCAGCTCGGTCACAACGGTCACCGGCAAGACCGTGGGCTATGCCGTCACCACCACGATGGCCGCCGCACTTAGCAACGCCGCCAGCAGCGGCAAGGTGCTGAAGATCAACTCGGTGTACTGCGCCAACGTGGACGGCGCAGCGGCCGCTGACATCAGCCTGGAGCATTACAACGGCACCACGGGTTTTGCTATCGGCAAGACCATCGCCGTACCGGCTGACGCCACGCAGGTGCTGGTAACTCGCGAGGCTTACATCTACCTGGAGGAAGGCCACAGCCTCCGCGCACAGGCCAGCGCTGCCGGCGACCTGGAGCTGGTCATCAGCTACGAGGACATCAGCTGATGCTCGGCTTCAACGGCGGTTTGATGGGCGTTCGGCGCACGCCAACAACTAGCGAGGCGACTGGTCTGTGGTTTCAGAACGAGCAAAGCATTGCAAAGCGTGCGGCGATCTGGCCAGTTGCTGGTGGAGATCCTTACTGGACAAGTGTGTCGCTGCTTTTGCACATGGATGGCAGCAACGGAAGCACGACATTCACTGACAGTAGCAACAACATCCTCACGGTCACAGCATACGGAAACGCACAGGTAACAACGACAGATCCAAAGTTTGGAACTGGCGCGTTGACCCTTGACGGCAGTGGCGACTATCTAACAGTCGGCTCAAATAGCGCACTGTCTTTTGGCAGTGGCGATTGGACTATTGAATGCTTTGTCTATCTCAATAGTGGCAACAGCAATGTTGGACTGTTTACGTTTGGCACATCTTATCCATCAACTGATCTAGGGGTTTCCGTAACTGGAAGCACTTACACGCTTATTGGAGCGGGTACAGGAGGTACATCGCTGGGGTCTGGAACTCTTAGCACTTGGCAGCATTTTGCCCTGTGCCGGAGCGGATCCAACTTGCGTGCGTTTTTAGATGGCACGCAGCTTGGATCAACTCAATCAGGCCAAGGCAGTAGTTACGATACCCTCCAAATTGGCTATTACTATTCGTCCGCCTTCGCAATTAACGCAAAGATTGACGAGTTCAGGGTGACCAAAGGCGTCGCACGTTACACCGCAAACTTCACTGCGCCCACAGCGGCATTCCCGAACGGCTGATGCTTTACTCCCACAACGCCGCCGCCCCAGCTCCCCTGCCGCACCGGATCCGCTTTGCGGACGGCAGCACTCGCACCGACAGCACCACCTTCACGCCTGACGAGCTGGAGCGTGCGGGCTACACCGGCCCTTACGAGCGCCCCGAGTGCGACTACAGGACCGAGACCATCGACTGGGACGGCAGCGCTTTTGTGGTGCGCCCCTACAACTTCGATGAGCTTCAGGCCCAGCACGCGAGGATCCGCGAACAGCGCATCAAGCTGCTGCAGGCCAGCGACTGGACGCAGATCACCGACTACGACCTCGGCGCCGATCGTGAAGCCTGGGCCGCCTACCGCCAGGCTCTACGCGACCTAGCCGATGCGCCCAACCCGTTCGACATCACCTGGCCGCAGCCACCCGCCACTGCCTAACCATGTCTCCCGTTTTCGCCACCAACGGCGGCCTCTCCGGCGCCAAGCGCAACACCAGCGTGTTTGCGGCCTCAGGCATCTGGATGTTGGAGGAACAGAACCTGGCCAAGCGTGCTGCGATTTGGCCAGTAACTGGCGGAGATCCGTCTTTTGCAAACGTGAGCCTGCTGCTGCACATGGATGGCAACAACGGCAGCACCACGTTTACCGATAGCAGCGCTAATAATTTCACTATTTCAGTATTTGGAAATGCACAGGTTAGCACTACTGATCCAAAGCTTGGCTCTGGATCACTTACCCTTGATGGCAATGGCGACTATTTAACAACACCGGCCAATACAGCTTTTGCCTTTGGTACGGGTGACTACACTGTCGAATGCTGGGTTTACGTCAACACCGGAAACGGTAATGACGGTTTGTTTACTTTCGGTGATAGCACCAGTGGCCTTGCATTGGCAATTTACGCAGGGCAATGGTCTTTGACAAACGCAGGTGCTGGCGGTTTTACCATGGGAGCCGTAACAACTGGAGTATGGCAACATCTTGCGGTTACTCGCAGTGGATCCAGTCAGAGAATGTTTATCAATGGGACGCAGCTCGGATCAACTCTTAACAATTCAACCAATTTTACACAAAATCAGCTAAAAATTGGCTATTATTATGATGCCAATTATTCCATCAATGCCCGCATTGATGAATTTAGAGTGACCAAGGGCGTCGCTCGCTATACGGCTAATTTCACACCGCCAACCGCAGCATTCTCTGACGGCTGATGCTTTAGGTCCATAACGCCGCCACCACTCCCAGTTCCCCTTTCGTGTCGGGTCCGCTACAATTGTCATAACTCCAGCGGTTCTACTTTTCTCGTAAACCCATGGCCAGCCTAATTTACCTATCGTGCCTGGACGACAGCGCCAAGGGCAACATAGACTTCGACACGGATACGTTTAAGGTTTTGCTTGTTACCGCGTCCTACGTACCGGACAAGCTTACCCACACCAAACGTTCCGCTGTAACCAACGAGGTTACTGGCACGGGTTACACTGCTGGCGGCGTTACCTGCACCTGTACGGTCGCAAAGTCCACAGTAAACAACGAAGTCACGCTTACATTCGCTGCGGTGAACTGGCCGACAGCAACACTAACAGCTCGCGGTGCCGTCTACTATAAGTCCAGGGGTGGAGCGTCATCAGCAGACGAGCTTATCGCCTATGATGATTTCGGCGCAAACATCGCAAGCACCTCCCAG